AGATCAAACTGTTTTACATCTTCACCAAAACTTCTATTGACTTGAAAATTTTCATTTGATGCAGATTTAAATTGTGCAACAGCATTTGCAAATTCTTTTGCGCTTTCATCTGCCATCTGATTACTTCCTACTCATGTAAGCGGTCATACCCATGTATGCACCAACTACACCGGCCATACCGATATAGAACAATCCAAATAAGTCAGCAAGAGCCTTTATGCGACTGTCTGGGAATATTGGTAGAAACACTAAACAGGTAAAGATGAGCATCGCAACAAGACTAGTCCAAGCCATACGTCTTTGTGCGTCTGCCTTTTCCTCTGCTGCCTCTGTTTCACTAATAGTTTTTACTGTAGTTAACTCTTCATCACTCACTATGCCATCTCCATCTAAATCGTATTCATTATAATCTGAGTTCTTTTGTAATTTTTTTTGAATCACGATTTAACTCCTATCTTGTTGTTCCATCCTCTCTTTTTCTTCATTCAAATGTTTCATCAATAAAGTAACATAAACATCTCTCTCCCACGGCATCAAATTTTCTATCTCTTCCAAACTCCAATTATGATGTTGCACTAAAGCAAAATTATTTTCATAATATCCTACCATGTTAATGTGAGAAAGAGCTATCCTAAAAAACTTGCTAATCCCTCCAACACAACAGTTGATTTGACATTAGTGTTTGGGTTTTCAATTTCAACTTCATGCCGAAGTTTCGGCATGGTGTCAAAGAAATCTTGGACTTGTTTAAACATTTCTTGTGTTAAACTTTCAAAAAACTCTTGCAGTTCTTTTTTACTAAGATCAACTTTGTTATAACTTTCCTCTCCGTGTATAATCGTTTCAATACAATTTTGTGCTATTGCAAAACTTATTTCTGTCACTCCAGACATCCCTACCATACTGATTGAATCTTGAGCGGTGGGATATCTCATTATCAATGTAAAATCATCGTTTAATTTTATCTCTGTTGAATGATCTTCATCCACCAAAATTTCAATATCATCAGTATTTATCTCATAAGGCACTTCAGTTTTTCCGTCATCTTGACATATTAAATTTATCTGGATCGTTTCTGCGACAGATTTCCCCCTAATCTTCAAAAACGCATACTCAATATCAAACATAGGATCATTTTTATCTCCTATTGACCCATGAGTGCAAGAGTGAACTAATTTTAAAACTGCATTTGAAATTTGTCTGGGGTCTTCTGTTTCATAAGCCATAAGAAGAATTTTTTCTTCTCCTACTAAAAATGGTCTATATTCTATTTCCTCCCCTGTGGATGGTCGAATCATTTTGTAAGTTGGTGCTGTAATTTTTGGCAATGCCATAGTAAATCTCCTTTATCAATTCACTTTAAAAAATTATACTTCTATTGTAGCGTCTTTAATCATCAAGAGCATCTTGATCAAAACCTTTTGATGAGTCTCCTGTTCCCACTCCACCACCAAATGGTTTAATTTCAGTCGCATCTTTAATTGCGTTACTAATTATATTTTGAACATTTGGAAACTGGAACGATGGTCTGTCCTGTGGTCTTGCGGCACCATATTTTCCAATGTCTGTCCAATACCTAAAGTTAAAGTTTACCGTCAGTTTAACTACCTCATTAGTGGTGGCATTTGAGTATTGTATTGGCCCAAAATTTTTGGGATAACAACCCCACAATTTTACTCCGTATGTTGGTTGGTGTGTGTCATTCAGTTGATATATGTCCACGGTTCCACTTGCGTAATCATCGTAGTAATTTAGGTTCCAAGAGTGAGGATCATATGCGAGTTCCATCCAAGATTGAAAGTATTTTCTTATCTCATGAGTTTTATCCATAAGGAAGGTCATTCCTATTTCATCTGCATAAGTAACACCATCGACAATATCTCTCGTTGGCCCATATAAGTTAACATCTTCAACTGTTGAAAGATTTAATCCTGGCATTGATACTGACTCACACCGTAAAATTAACGCTGCACCAATGCTTGCATTGTTAACTTGGCCGGGTGGTTTTAGTTTTACTTCAAACAGATTGTTGCGAGCAATACCTTTAGAGTTTATCTGTGTCAAAAATTTATCTATCTGTGAACTTGATGAACCAAAAGCAGCAGATATGCCGTCTTGTAATATCTGTTTACCCGCTCTTGTTGCCGCACCCTTTGCCTCTTGAACTGCAATCGGTCCAAGACTACCATCGAATATCTGATTTAGTGTTGCTGTATTTACTGGCATTAGATCATCTTCCTTGAATCTGACCAAACCGCATCTGCTGAGGACTTTTTAAATCTTTGAACTGGTAGTAAAGTTGCGACAACAAATTCGTCTGCATCAATCCTACGAAATTGTGATTTAGTAAATCCAGCAAGATAACGTTTTATGGTCGGTTTAACCAACTTTATTTTTTTTACATCATCATATGAAACGTTAACCTGTGTGTTCTCGTTAAAGTTTTCCTCACTACCACCAGCAAAATCAAACATTCTATCTAGTAGTTTCATGCGTAGTGGTATGGGCAGATAGTGAAAGTTCATTCCTAAAAATCCATCACCATATCTCTCTAATGGAAGAACCAAAGGGAATGTGTCGTAGTAAGGTAATTTCTTAGCGTGTTTTGGGCCATACACAAACATATTCAAACGACCAAAGAATGGTCTGGATGACCTTTTACCATCTCTGATTAAGTCTAAGGGTTTAGGAGTGCCAAACTCTTTGATCTTGTCTCTATACCAATCTTGAGAGTATGGTCTGCCTGCTGCAGCATCTAGGACACTTTGAATATAATTATCTCTCGCCATATGACTATTTATAACGAATACCCAAATCGTCCTCTGTCAATATCTTAAATTCCATACCATTGTTATCGCACCAATCTACTGCTGATTTCCATTTTGCTTCGTTCACTCCCCATGTGCGAATCTCTGAAATCCACCGTCTGGTTCTGCGACTAGGATTTGGATTAGGTGGGCTGCATTGTCTTTTGGGTTTTACCTCAATAATGAACTTTTTGAGTTTACCGTTTGCCTGTTTTACATTGATATAAAAGTCGGGGAAGTAACGATGCATCCTACCATCCAAAGGTGAAATGTATGGTATGATTACTTCTTCACTCCCCCACTCAATTATATTATCACTCTGATCACAATAGACCATAAATTTCCTCTCCCAGAGTGAACGATAGATAATATTTCTATGATCACCTCTGTATTTTTGAGGATTTTGTGGAGTATATCGACCTTTGTATGACATGATGTATAAATAGTTTTAAATATTTATAAGGAGATGAATAGTGCCATTAACTCTATTTAGAAGTCTAAGAGGAGGTGTTGCAGACGCAGTGAATAGTGCAGCTGGATCATTTAAGTCAGTAACAAATCCAGCCTCGTCTGTGCCTACCTCTGGTCAATCTGGCGTTCGTACTCCTGCCCAAAATAAACTGGGAATAAAAATGTTACAATATCCGAATGATGTGGGTAGTGCTGGACAGGGACATTATATTCTTTTTAAAATTCACGAAGTAAACGATGGTAAGATTGTGAAAGGTAATAATGCTTCATCCACCTCCACAGGTGGTAGACGGAATAGGTCTTTGGCACTTAAAAATACATCTAAGAGAACAAAGACACAAATTGGTTTGTATATGCCCCCATCAGTAAAAACAGAATATAAATCAGAGTACACTAATACCGAAATTAGTTCTATAGCTGAATCTTTAAGAGATACCACCTTGACTGCTATGAGGACAGGTAGTTTTGGAACATTTGATCAAATGGTATCAAAAGTAGCGGATGCGGGCGCAGATGCAGCAATTGAATTAGGGATAAAGGCCGCCGATAAACTTCCAATGATGCCAGCTGGTTTACTTCAGGCGGGATTTCTTGCTGCTGGTAAAGTAAGATCAAAAAAAATGGAGTTGATGTTTACAGGTGTTAAAAGAAGATCATTTGGATATACGTTTATCTTTATTCCAAAATCTAAAAATGAATCTGTAGTTATTGATAAAATTATTTATGAATTTAAAAAAGCAATGTTACCAAAATATACCACAGGATTTTTAGGCACCAGCGGTAATGACAGAACTTTATCAATACCCACCACGTTTGATGTAGAATATTTTTTCAATAGTGGTAAAGGTGGTAGTAAGCAAAACAATTTTTTGAATAAAATAGCAACGTGTTACCTTACTGATATGAGTGTCCAGTATGGTGGTGATAGGTACAAAGCGTATTCACCGAATCAAACACAAAGACCAGCTGGAGGGGGTGAAGGAGCACCACCACAGAGAACAACTCTAACTCTCAACTTTGATGAGATAGAAATAATCACTCAAGAAGATATTGATTTAGGATTCTAATATGTATTTTGAATTATTCCCAACAGTTGACTATGTAAACTTTGGTCAAACAAACTCTAAGACTGTCACTAATATAACAAAACGTCCAGCAGTTCGTCAATCGATTAAAGATAACTTGACTGTGTTTACTAAACATATTATAAGAAGTGGTGAGACTCCTGAGAGCATTGCGTTTGATCTTTACGGAGACGCAGAGTTACATTGGATTATTTTGTTGACAAATGACATCTATGATCGTTATCATCAATGGCCAATGAATGTCAATCAGTTTCAAGCATATGTAAATGAAAAATACAGTGACCCTTTTGCCACTCATCACTTTGAGATATCACAAACCTCTGGTGACACAACAATAAAAATAGACATTGGTCAGGACGATACAGATCACTCTGGAGCAACAGCAGTGACTAATTACCAATATGAACAGGACAGACAAGACATATTGCGTCAAATTAAATTGGTTGATCCTGATAATGTTAATCAGTTTGTTAGTGACTTCTCTAAATTAATGGAAGAATAATAATGGCGTCAGTAAAAAAACTTCGTCAACCAGGTGAATTTGATTTAGAAATTGCAAACGTGATTACCTGTGAGGGAATTAGCATTGATCTCAAGGAAGCAACAACCGTTATGGAGATAGAAT